CGGTGCTCCAGGAGTTGGAGTCGGACTCGGTGTCGGACTCGGTGTCGGTGTAGGCGTTCGTGTAGGCAATACAGGTGGAGTTGGAGTTGGTGTAGGTGGTGGAGTAGTACATGAATTACAATCTGTATATTCTGCATTTGCAAGCGTACCTAACGTTCCGGTAGGGTCAACAATTTCATAACAATTTCCATCAGGCATTAATAATACAGTATAAGTTGGGAATGTGTTTGCAAGTGCTCTACCCACAGTATAATTATTAAACCCACCATCACATCTTGTTATTGTATAGTTATCATAAGATATACCTGGTGTTGGTGTTGGTGTTGGCGCTCCAGGAGTTGGTGTTGGTGCTCCAGGAGTAGGGCTCGGTGTAGGTGTAGGTGTAGGTGTAGGTGTAACACAAGGTCCTACAAGCGTAACAGTACCACCACCACTTGTTACAGTAGGCACCCCTAATGCACATACTGATGCTGAATCACCAGCATCTACACTTTCTGTTTGTGATGCACCACTACAATCAGTATAACTAAAGTTACCAACTAAACCTGACGCTGCTTCTAAATCCCATTCATTACAACCTCCAGGCGTCGGGGTTGGTGTTGGAGTTGGCGTTGGAGTTGGAGTAGGGTTAGTAGCTATACAAGTATCACAATCTGGGTAAACATTAGTATAGTCATTAGCGTTTACAGTTGAACTAGTTTCATCTATCTCGTAACATCTACCGTCAGCCATTAATACTATATCGCCCGGAGCGTTTCCACTAGCATCTGCTACTCTAACATTAATATAGTTAGCACTACCTTGTCCTGGACACATTGTAACAGTATAATAATTAAATGCAAAGGTTGGTGTTGGAGTTGGCGGAGGTGTAGGCGTTGGGCCAACCGGAGTAACTGTTGGTGTCGGAGTTACAGTCGGACTACAACTTACTCCTGTGTCACTTGCACTACCACCGTTTACTGAAGGTGTTGTTCCGTTTAAAACACATACGTCAATATCATAATCTGCAGGCAATATTCCTGTCTGAGTGTTTCCATCACAATCAGTATATGAGTAATTGCAACCACCAGTTCCACTTGGACAAGCCAATATCCACTCAGTACAAGATGGTGTCGGTGTCGGAGTAGGAGTCGCAGTAGGAACTGGAGTCTGAGTTGGCGTCGGACCGGGTGTAGGCGTTGGACTCGGTGTAGGTGTAGGTGTTGGGGTAGCAGATGCACATAAAGCACAATCTGTATAAGTTTCTACTATATCTACTGTACTAGTTGAACCTGTTACTGAAGGACTTTCATAACAAACGCCACTATGCTTTACGACAGGATCAAATGTACCTCCTGAAACCAGCCTAAATACTTGAGTGCTTCCGCCTCCACACTGAGTATACTCTCTATAATCATACACAATAGGTGTCGGAGTTGGGGTCGGTGTTGGTGTTACAGTTGGAGTCGGTGTTACAGTTGGAGTCGGTGTTACAGTTGGAACTGGAGTTGGTGTAGGCGTTGGTGTACCAGTAGACCTATAATCCCATACTAAATATAAAATACTTCCGCTTGCTGGCATTATGAAATCTGCCGAATAAATTGTAGGAGCGCCAACACTAGATATTGGTGCTGCATCTATTGCTAAAGAAAGTAAACTTGTAATATCTGTTACATTATTTTGATAAAATGTGTTTGTTCTTAAATATTTAAATTTATCCACTGAAGGGTTAAATACAAAATCATCAAAATTAATTTTGTTTGAATTTATAGTAACCGTAGAACCGTCAACTGGGAAAACTCCACTACCCTGCGACCCTGAAAATAACTGGTATTGAGAGATAGCAAAAGAAGCAGATGTGCTTGTAAATTCCACTAAATTAGATTCATTAGGTGAAACCGTAACTCCGTCAGTCCAACTAAATTCGTTGTGTATAAATTCTCCAGCTTCAAGTGGATCAGTTACACAAATGTTATATATGTTTAAAGCATCTGCTCTTGGACAACTTACACTTATTTGAATAGTATCATTTTGATTTGAATCAGAACTTACAACTATGGTAACCTCTTGTATATTTGGAACATTTTTATCAAATGTAAAACTGCCAGATGTTTTAACAGAACCAGATGTATATGTTACACCTTTATAGATTGCTTTAATTGTATAACTGACTTGAGAAATAGAACCCTCTGTAATTAATTGAACTCCAGACTCGTCTGTCATTAGAACATTAGTTTCGCTTTCAATATCTTGTTCTCCTTCTTTTGGAATTACATAACTAACAGTCACCAATCCTGTTTGTTCTGTTACATCTACGCAATACACAAAGTCTTGATTAGCTATTACTGTTATATCTTGTGTAACACCACACGCTAAACAAACTGGTATTTCAGGTTTTAATATTGTATTTGAAGTTAAAACATACTCATCCATGTAAGGGTCGTATCCTCCTAATTTTTGAGTGGTAAATGCTCCGGTAAATAAATCTCTAAACCAGCTTCTCATACCAGTATCCGATATAACAATAAGTCTTTCATCTGAAAAAGATCCTCCCAACAATTGAATCACAGCTCCTCTTTTAACATCAGTAAAATATTTGTTTTCACCCCAAGCCACGAAACTTTCTGGGTTATTACTAATACCATAGTTTTCTATACGAGCAATTTGATTACCTAATACTTCTGGAACAGAAGCTACTAAACCACCGCCAGTAGAATCAGATATAATATTTTTAGATGCTAATACGTATGAAACTTTGTCTTCTTGTAAAACAAGTATATCAGTTCTTCTACCATATAATATTTCAACATCTCCATAACTTTCTTCTAGCGGTTTGAAATTCGCTAAACCTAAATTAAATTCATTTAATTTATTAATATTAGTTTCATCATTATATACACCACTATAAGTTAAATCAGCAAACCTATGAGCTTCTTTATATTCTACGTTAGAAGTTGTAAATACTCTATTACCTAAATTAAAAGTTTTACCATTTAAAGCGTCTCTTACTTTATAACTTTCTACCCCATTTCCAAACGCAAAACAATTAAAAAACTTAGTATCAACTACTCCAGCAACTCCTGTAGATATATCTTGATTAGTTATGTTACCACTATGATTACCGTTTGAATCAATAGAAAATGATTCTTCATTTTCAAACCACACATCAGGTAGTGCTTCGGCTGGCTCTGTTTCAAATACAACAACTGAATCTCTTCTAAATACAGTAAATGTAATTTCAACACGAGACCTATATCTACTTGATGAACCAGCATTATTACAAGCTTCTGTCCCGCTTACTAATAAATAATAGGTATTGTTTGTTCCGTTTTCATAAAACCTATAATAGTTATTTAAAAGTAAATCACTAGAAGTCGATGGGCTGTTTGATTGACCGCCAAATATAGTGTACATTGTCGAATTACCTAAATTATTTCCTGCGTATCCATTAGATTGTGGAGTACCTGTAGGTGAACCAGGAACTAACCCTGAAATAACAACGTTTCCTACCGGGTCTGAAGGTTCTCCCGTAAAAGTAGTGGCATTATTTTCTATTACATAAGTTGCATTGCTATTAATAAACCATTGATACATATCTGTGTATGTATCTTGCGCAATAAATTGTTCCTCTATCACACTCTCTCTTTCTTCACAGCCTCCGCCTCCACCCGCTCTTCTTTGTTTTATTTTCATTACTATTCTACTTCCGCTAGGCACATTGTAATTCGTGCTAGTTCCTCCAGACGAAGTAAAGAAAGGATATGCTGCTACTGGATTTTCATTAGGATTATCTGCTTTTTGTTGAAAAGTTCCTAAAGAAATAATATCATCAGCGCTTTCTTCAGTTGAAAAATCTTGAGACTTCATTTTCATATATGTTCCTCCTGGAACAGGATTTCCACTTGCAGGGGTAATAAAGTCCGCAACTTGTGTTTGTTTTTCTAAAACAGTTGCGAATACACAAGATTCAACCGGGCCGTTTGCATCTCTTTTTACAATTAATCTATCGCCTTCTTCAACTTTAGCAATATTATCTCCTTCTAATAATAAAAATGTATTATTAGAATTAGGGTCATTAATAAATATGCTAGAGTATATAGTCTCATAAGTTGTTCTATCTGGTTTTAAACAAAATTTATATCTTGTTGCCCAAGAAGGAGCTCTTTGGCTAGCTGGTATTGTGGCAATAATTTTATTTAAAGTCTTAGAGTTTCTGCACGGAATATTTACGGTATTATTATTGCTAACTAAAGCTGTTGAAGCCCTGTTATATTCATCCATGTATATTATTCCTAATTCATAACCTCTATTACTATGCAAGCTTTGTAGGTCTGCCGTAGCTTGTAATGTAGCAGTAATAGATGTAAAGGTATTGTATGATATAATTAAATTAGTTGTTCCTGGTGATGTTTGAATATATTGAGCTACAGGAAATTTTAGCTCTATTTGAGTTCCGTTTAATGTTGAAGCAATTGGTTCACCTTTATTAGTAGATGGAGGAACTGAGGCTGTGCTTGATGTTAATCCTGTTTGATTTAAAGAGTAACTAAATCCTCCACCTGATAAAGTTGGTGTTAAAGAAAAATTAAACGCATCTGTTAACGTTGCACCTAAACCATTTTGAGCATCTGCTACAGTCTGAATAGCAGAACTTATTAAACCCAGTTTAGCTTGAAAATCTGAACTATTATATAAATCTGAAACTGTAGTATAGTTATCAACTAAAATATACTGAAAATTAATTAGGGTTTCTCCTTGTAGTTGAGTTGGAGTATCTGATCCATTATAAGATAAATGTTGATAAGTAAAAGAAAAATTTAAACTTGCTCCTTGAATTAATTTACTTTCATATCCACCTAAATCAAAAGTAAAACCAGCGGTAGTCACGTTTAGAGTATTACCAAAAGCTGTATAATTAAATGCTAATGAATTAGAAGAATTTAAATCTACTCCACTAGCATCTTGAGTGTCTAACGCAACTGTGTATTGTAAATTTAGTGGTAGATTGTTTTTATCAATTAAATTATATCCTTCTGTGTAATTACCATAAATTAATCTATTTCCCATTAAAGTTTGAGCCTTAGCTTGTCTAGGAACATTATCATATAATCTTAATATTTCACTTTCAGGAAGAACAGTAAATATTTTACTGTTTGTAAAAACATAAGTTGCATTAGTGTTATGTGGTCCTAATGGTGATTTCTTTATTGTTTCAATTATTTTTATAGTAGGATCGTTTGCTTCCTTAAATAAAATATCTATACCAACAACTAGGGAACTACCTGTATTATAAGTTATTTGAACTCCAGATTTAGAGTTTACCATTCCCTCATTTAAAAAGCTATTTGGAGAAAATTCAAAAAAACTTGGTTGAAAAGCTGGTTCGCTAAACTGAGATACTGCTGAATATTCATTATTAGAATATTTGTATCTATAAGCAAAACAAATAAAATTATCTTCTAAAAAAGAGTCTTCTAGTGTGGTTGTTAATAAATTTAAAGTTGGTGCAGCAACAGGCGGTTGTTTAATTACTAATATTTCATTATTAGTAAACTGGTCTATATTATTGAATGGATTTTCGTAATTAGAATCAATATTAATTACTCTTGGAGCATTTAAATTATCAGTAAAAAAAATTAAATTATCAATTTTATTTACACTATTTATTAAGAAGTTAGGATTAAAATTTAAAGTAGTATTAGCACCATTTCCATCATTAATACTAACCACATGGTATGTTAATCCCCCTGTTATTACGTTATAAGAAACAATTAAATCTAATTTTCCAGTTGCTCCCACAGTAAATGCAGGATCGTGAACAAACCAATAAATGGTTTCATTTGCACCATCTTCAAAAGCCCCTATACATCTAGCGGAGTTGCTTAGTGCAGTACCGTCTATATATTGTAGTGATGTTACTTGAGTATTACCCTTAGCATTTTCAACGGCCCCTATTTCTGATTCTTCAGTAGAACCAAGTCTAACATTCAAAGCATCTATATACTCTCCGTTTGGTATAAGCCTTTCGTCAAGGCTCTTATTCATACGCCCAGCTACAAAATTTCTTTGAATGTTTGCCATTTTATTTTATCCACTTATCTTCACCTCTAAGATTCATAAGCAATCTACTTGGGTGAATGTTACTTAATCTGATTTTAGCATTTCTTAATAAAGCTTGTTTGTTTTTTCTTGCTCTATTAATAATATACTCTTGCACTCCAAATTTACTATTTAATATAGCATATTGTATATAAGCATAAATATAATCTTCAAATAATTTATTTACACTTATTTGTGAGTCATCACCATTTTCCATTCCATCAGATATGTATTGTAACACACATTGTCTATTGGCCATAGTTGAATCAAAATTAATAACACCAGCTTTTTTATCAATAGTAAAAGTAGGATTAATGTTGGCTGTTTCTGTATTTAAACCATATCTAGCTCCAATACGAGAATTGTATATGTCGCCATCACAATCAATACAGTTACCGTTCTCATCCGCTTCATTATTTTGATTTAAATAAATACTATTTAAAGACCCATCTTTTCTTGCAGTATCTAAATTTGACTCTATAGTTGATACATTATTATTTCCATCATACCCAAAAACAGCAGTAGAGTTTTGTAGGTATTGAATGGAAGATTGTACTTGAATATTTTCAGTTAATTCTCTTAAGGTGTTACCTTGAAACAAGTAAAGCTTTACCCAGTTTACATAATCCGATGGTAAAACAAAACGCAAGTCATCATATACTGTTAACTCTAATGCTTTTATTTCTTTAAAAGCATCGTAGTTTAATTCTTGAATGGCTCTCTTTGCGTGAAATAATATCTTATATCTATTTTCATTATTAACTAACGAATGATTTCCATCATACATTAATTCAAAATTAGTCATTATGTTATCCAAACTTACGTATTGATAAGACCCCCAATTACTATCTGTGGGTGCAATCCCATCATTAGTATAATATTTTCGTTGATTAATATATGCCATAATTATGTATTAGTTTGATTTTGCTGTTGCTCTTCTATTTGTCCAAACTGAAATACATCAGCTTCTCTTATTGATATACCAGCGTATTGTAATATTCTTGCTACTAAATTATTAGAGTCATCAATCGGTAATTCAAAATCTTGGTAATCACTTTGCGTTTGGTCAAACAAAGGTTCACCATTATATAAAGTAACATAAGTCCATTTAGGATCTAAGGGATATCGAACATAAGTTCCTTGTATATCTAAAGCTCCATTGAATGTATCAGGAAAAATAGTTATGGAATCTCCCTTTTGGGTATATGCTGGATATTGAGATGAGGGAGCGGTTAAAAGAGATTTATTTAACAGGTCTATTTTATTAATACTAACTTTTTCAGCTTGACCCTTTAGAACACCCCCCTCATAACACAGAACTTTATTTAATAAATAATAGTCATCACCAGTAGTCGTTTGACTAGGAAGATAATATATGTTATTAGAGTTTTGTACTAAAGTTTTTGTAACAGAAAAAGTATCAATCACTTCTTCGTAACCAAGTTTTATATCAGCATATCCCGTTCCCGAAACCCTTGCATTTTCCTCGTTAATTTGCTGATTATAATTTATAAAATATTCGTCAAACAAATCTAATTGTGCTTGTTTAGCAAACAAATTAAAATCACTAGGAGATATATACCCATAGTTATTTTTGTTGATAATAGCAAGCACAGTATTTCTTACAGAATTTATCATTTGAAAATCTTTTTACAAAGATACACAAAATAAAAAAGCACCCTTATTTGGGTGCTTCTTCTTAATTTAGTACAATACTTAAACTAGTTAAGCATTTACAATACTTGTTACAGCTTTAGGTAAAGCTAAAGAAAACATTGGGTTTGTCCAGCTTGTAACTAAAGCGCCTTCAGTAGCATTTAGGATAGCTGTATAAACATCATGACCAACTTGTGCTGCAGTTGTTACTGTAGTTGCTGTTCCGTCTGCATACTTAATTACCACAGTTGTTGCAGTTGCTGTTGCAGTACCTATTGACTTTATTCCGTTAACACTAATTAGTGCATTAGTAATAGGAGCGTTTGTAATTTTGATAAATTTTTCCATTTTATAAAAAGTTTTTAATGGGTTAAACAAGTCGTAAAGTTACGAATTTTTAGCTAATGCTTTTAAGTGTTTAAATACTTCTAGTCCATCATCACTTTGAAAAAAAGATGTCATAATATACATTGGATCTTCACCAAATGGTATATTACACATTTTCTTTTTATTAGATGGTGTATTAAACCACACTTCTTTTTTGCTATTTCTTAACTGTATTAAGTTTTTATCTAAAAACTCTTGTACCGTTGCATTAAGTTTTAGCATAGGGTCGCTCAATAGCTGCATAAAACCACCTGGGTTTTGTTTTGCAAATATTAATATATCTCTTCTTAATTCAGCAGTTGTTACCTTAGTAACGTCTTGTTGAAATAAAACTCTAGCAACATTCTCCACTTGCGCAACATCTAACTGTCTAGCCTCTATAAGAGCATCAACCTCTAAGTTTAAATCTTCTACAAGGTCAGCAGCTTCTTTTGCTTTGTTAACTTCAACAAATATTCTTCCATTACCAGGATGATAATGTAAAAACTTTTGTAGTATTTGATTGTTTTTTGGAACAAACAAAAATCCATCTTCAAATATTACAGGCTCTAAAATAGCATTGTCATCTTGTTCGTCTTGAAATGGACTGTTCTGATTTCTTGCATATCTTAAAGGTCTGTTAATTCCTGTCTCTTCATCAAAATGCAATAAGGGAAACCTATTAGTATGCCTTGATGCTAAGATTAAAGATAAAGGTGCAACCTCTCTTGTAAGCTTATAAGATTTGTCAACAAATTTAGGTGATTGTTTTTTTGGTTTGGGTTGAGCAACTGTTTTAGTTTCAGCTTTCTCAACTACTTCTGGGGTAGTATTTTCTTTTTTCATTTGATTTAATTTAATTTGATTATTTAAAAAAGGGGCGCATTGCTACGCCCCTAATATTTAATTACTAGTCTTGAAATAAGAAGAAGTTGTTTGCACCTAAAGTACATACAGCTCTCTCAGACAAGAAGTTTACTTGCATGTTATCGATATCTGACGTTGCAGCACCACCAGCAGAACCAGTAATCCAAGTCTTATATCTTCTGTCTTCAGTTTCTGAAGCTCTATATCTAACATGTAAGAAAGGTCTCTTAGCGTTTTTACCAAGAATTTGGTCATAAACACTTGTTGAACCAGCTGGAACTAGAAGACCATTGATCTTCCCTGATGTTGCTCCTGATGGTAATCCACCTCTCATTGTAGGGTCATTTAGGTATTTCCAGTCAGTCTTATAGAAGTCGTAACCTCTTCTGAATCCTGTGAATCCTAAGTTTAAAGCCATTTCTTCGTCATTGTCAAATAGACCATAAGAAGTACCACCTGCTCCGTAAGAGTTTTGTGCTGCTAACATATCGTCAATGTCAAATCCAAATTGTCTGTTAAGGAAAATAACGTTTTCCTCAATAGAACCTTGCTTATCTAATCTACTGATTATAGAATCGAAGTCTGCTAGGGCTACTGGATTTCCACCATCCCAAACATTTCCTCTTAATCCTACTACGTAGAATATACCATCTGAACCAGCTCCTGGGTCAGCAGCACCACCGGCACTACCTAAGATAGCAGCAGCTCCAGAGTTTTGCTCTGCAGGTACAGCTTCAATCATTGCTGTTTCTAAATAGTCATCGAATCTTAATCTTGTTTCGTGCTCAGACTTTAAGTACCATAGGTAACCAGTTGCGCCATCTTCAGTAGTGATTTCAACCCAACCAATTTGAGCCATATCAGAACCAGATACTGTGTAAGTATCTTTAATGATAATAGGCTTGTTGTCGAAGATGAAGTCATTAGCTTCTAATGAACCAACCATTCCTGCTGTTCCTTTTCTAAATTCTGAACCGTAAATGAATACTGTAACGTCTGCGTTACCGACTCCAGTACCTGTAGTTACTAAACCACCTGCTTCATAAAAGTCAGCTGTAAACTGTCCTCTACCACCACCGGCATTATTAACTGCACTTACAACCGCTTTGTTAACTCCAGAACCATCGTTTTGAACAATTACAATAGTTTGTCCTACTCTGATTACTTGTTGAGCTGCTGCTGGGTCTAGCGCATCATTTACCTGAAATACAACTTGGTCATTACCACCTGTCGCAGCGGCACAACCTACTTGTGTATATTTCGTGTGTAACCTACCTTGCTCTGCCCATTTGATAAGGTCTGAGTTTGTAGGCATCTCTGCTCCTACCATTCTAAGGAATGAGGAGATTGTTCTATTACCGTATCTTTCGAATTCTTTTTCGTAAGTATCTGGTAAGTACTGATTCAACCAATTGAAATCTGCATTAGTTAAATAGTTTTCCGGTGTTGGAGTTCTTTCTGAACTCGGTGTCAAAGCAAACCCTGGGGTTGCTAATACTTGTCCTGCCATAATATTATTATTTATTTATTTAAATTATTAACTTCTTTTAATACTCTTAATTTTTAGTCCACGACTCGAAGGTTGTGAAACTGATTTTACTTGAAGTCCTGATTTTGAAGAAACCTCTGGTGCAGTACGCTCACTCATGTTTATGTTTTTCGTTTTACGTATTACATCATCTGTTGCCTGCGATTTACCTTGTTCATAAAAGAACTGAGCAAACTTCTCAGGATTCATTGCGACAGCTAATGACTTGTGATAACCTTCTGCATCTTTAATAAAACCATTAGAATCCAAATATTTATTTACAAAATTAAGTGGAGTCTCTTGAGCTTTTCTAAGTTCAGAAGCACTTCCAGGGGTATATACTATTTCATCTTCTCCTATATTGAACTTAAAACCTTTAAATTCGGAGCTGAATACTTCGTCACTTTTTTTGACAAACCATTCTCTTTTATGATTAGCATCATCCTGTTGAGTTTTAGCTGACTCTAAATATTGCCTATACTCTATAAGTTCATCGTCATTTTCAGAGGCAGAACGTTCCCTTGACTCAAGGGGCTGTTTGTATTGTTCCTGTTGTTGACGTAAAAACTTTTTAGCTTTAGCAATCTCTTTTTTCTTTGCTAGTTTTATTTTTTTAATATCAGTCGGTTCATGAATTTCTTCATCTATAGTAAATTCATCCATCATATCATCTATGTCTTCAGAATCTAAACCTTCTTCTGTTATTGTATAATATTCACGTAGCAAAGCATCTGGGCTCAAATCTGAATAATCTTTTTGCAATCTTGCATAATCTTCAAATCCTCGTCCAGTTTCTTTTTTATACTTTAGGTAAGCGGCAACATCTTCAGGAAGCGGTTCGCTTTCCTCACGTTTGCTAACTAATTCATCAATAGAATTAATTTCCTTACCGTATCTTTTTCCAATATATGAAAGAACTTCGTCTTCATTTAATTCAGGTTGAGCTTCCAGC